TGATGTGACTGGAGTTCAGACGTGTGCTCTTCCGATCTGTGATGCTGTTGAACTTGCTAGAGACTTTGAAGCCGCACACGGCATTAAGGAGAACACATGAGCGATTTTGCTATTGCTGGTCTTTGTCTGCTGTGCTGGCTCAATGGAGTTGTTTTTGGTTGGGCGTTCTGGGAGTTGCCAAGACTCAAGAAAAGGAAACACGATCCGGTAGCGTGGACAGACATAGATTTCAAGGACATTTATATAAGTGAAATAGTTGCAAAAGAAAAGAACGCAGTTGTTCCCCTCTACACCCCATCCCCACTACAGCGCACATGGGCGGGACTGACGGATGAGGAGATTAGCGCGATTGACTGGAAGCAAAACGAAACGCTGCATGACTTTGCCCGAGCCATCGAAGCCAAACTTAAGCAAAAGAACGGCTACGCCGAGGAGAAAAACATATGAAACCAATCGCATGGTTGAAAGAACTGCCGCCCGAAGATGGTAATGGAATGATGATGACAACAATTGAAGAGGTCGCCAAAGATTGGGAAGAGCCAGTCATACCGTTGTGCAAATGCGATGCGATTGACAAGTCTGCGGCAATACGGATTGCTACGGCACTTGGCTGGGAGCCTAAGCGCACATGGGTTGGGCTGACGGATGAGGAGCATAAAAAAATTGTTGGCTCAGACAGATACACCAACTTACTCAAAGAAGTAGTGGAAATTGTCGAAGCCAAACTCAAGGAGAAGAACACATGAACCAGCAACTTCTGCGCAGAGCGTGGGATGCACTTGATTCGTTCAAACAGGCTTACCCAGAAAACTGGAGCGAAGAGGACGAGCAAGTCCTGAAGGATTTGATGGCGGCTGACAAACCCCCTGAACACATTCCTGAAAGCTGGGCAACACACGGCGGCCTGTGGATTGAATCCTTGTACAAACACCAAAGAGGTGAGAAATGAAAGAATGCCCAAACTGCGAGTACCACAAAGACCGCGCTGCAAGGTGGAGAGCCGAAGCCTACAAGCAAGCTGGTCACGATGTGATTGAACTGCCGTGGGTGGGGTTGACGCAGGATGAGTTTAAGCAAATCATGCTGGACATATACAACATTGACCTCAACGTGCCAGGGCACTCATCGGACGACCATCTGTTGTGGCAAGCGATTGAAGATAAGTTAAGGAGTAAAAACACATGAAGCAAGACAACATACCCATTCACGACAAGGCGCGGGACAAGGCATGGGAAGCCTTCATCAACCGAAAGGACGTCAAGGAATACTTTGGCGAAAAGGATGATGCGTTTAAGTTTCCACTTGAGCGCGGTTGGTACGAGCTATGGTGTCAATGCTGGGAGAAGGCATGGAAACAGGGCTGGAATGATGCACAGGAGAAAACATGAATGAAAAAAACATTGAAGCTGCTTACTTGCGTTTATCAATGCTTCACAGCGAGGCGTTGCTGCACATCCAATTTCTTGAAAAGCAATTGGCCAAGAAAAGTCTGTGGTTTAGGGTGAAATTGTTTTTGAGTGGGCCATACGTATGAAAAAAGAACTTTTGATTGGTTGCGGATCGGAGCGAAGCAAACGGCTCTCATTGGACGGATCTTCTTTATGGGATAACTTGGTTACCCTGGATCACAACGCAGATCATCGGCCTGATTTTGTTTGGGACTTGAACAATTTCTTTGGACTTCCGTTTGATGACAACTCTTTTAATGAGATTCACGCGTATGAAGTGCTGGAGCACACCGGAACGCAGGGCGACTACAAGTTTTTCTTCCGTCAGTTTTCCGACTTTTGGCGCGTGCTGAAGCCTGGTGGCCACTTCTTTGCGACCTGCCCCAGCCGGCACTCTCCATGGGCTTGGGGTGATCCATCTCACACGCGAATCATGCAGCCGGAGCAGCTTGTTTTCTTGAGTCAGCAGCAGTATCGCGATCAGGTTGGAAAGACTTCAATGTCGGACTTCAGAAACATCTACAAAGCTGACTTCGAGGTGATTCATTGTGTAGATGATCACACCACCTTTTCTTTCATCTTGAAGGCAATTGGCAAGTAATGGATTTTCTTAATTTCTGCCGCGCTCATGGCATATTGATTGATGCTATACCGCGGATTGGAGTGTGGCGACGCTACCCAACAGAAGATCATCCAAACAAACGCAATGGGGCTGTGAAGTTCATGGGCGATCATGCTTTTGTCCAAAACCATGCCACGGCCACAGAGGTCAGCGTTTGGAAAACTGATGTTGAGGTGAAGATTGATCGCCAGGCTATTGCAAACCAGGCTAAGCGTGCAGAGGATGACATCAAGCGCAAGCAGCGCGAAGCTGCATCAAAGGCGCAATGGATTCTCAAGCAATGTCAGTTTGCAAAGCATGACTATCTCAAGGCAAAGGGCTTCGCTGATGAGCAGGGCAATATCTGGAAGACGGAAGATGCTGAGTTGCTGGTGGTTCCGATGCGCTCTGGCGGCCAGCTGGTGGGATGCCAGCTGATTGATCCAACCGGCTCGAAAAAGTTTCTTTTCGGTCAGCAAACAAGCTACGCTGAGTTTGTGTTTGACAACAAGGGAATGCATGTGCTTTGCGAGGGGTATGCCACGGCGCTAAGCGTGCGGCTCGCCCTTAAAAACATGAAGATTCCGTACACGTTGCATGTGTGCTTTTCCGCGGGCAACATGGTGAAGATAGCTGAACGATTGCCTGGTGGATTTATCGTTGCGGACAATGATGCATCAGGCACGGGGGAAAGAGTGGCCAAAAAAATAGGGTGGCCCTTTTGGATGCCACCCGATGTTGGAATGGATGCCAATGACTGGCATTTAAAAGTTGGGCTTTTCAAGTTTGCCCAAAGCGTGACTCGCTCCCTTATTGAAAGTACTCGCAAGCCCTGACGCCTGTCACGTTCAGCAGCTCGGGGTAGGCACGTTCGGCCTCGCGCAAGTTCTGGACGATCTCCAGCCCCACGTCCAGACACTTGTCACCCTTGCCAGCCATTTCAGCGACAACGGTGACAAGCCCCTCCTCGTCTTCAATCAAATGAATTGAGAAAAGGGCTTTGTTCATACTTTTTCCAATGTAAGGTCGCGGGAAGCTTTTTCTTCTTCGTCATGCTCTGGGTCGCGGATTGGCCGCAGGCAATAGTCGGCATACGGTCTAATGTAGACTTCATTTTTACCTGATGTGCCATCTGGCCCTGGGTAGTTGTACCACGCTAGTTTTGACCCGGCGGATTTGACTACCCACGCAAAAAACCCTGGTTTATAACCAACCCTCCAGCCCTCAATCATTTCGCCATGCACCGCGGGGCGGATTACCTGAACAATCTTTCCGACATTCTCTGGTGCATTTGGTGAAGTGACAATGACCGCAAGGTCGCCTGGTTTGCAATTAAGCACGCCTCTCTCCCTCAAAAAACTTTGCCCAGCAGGTAGCCTGCCAGGACAGAACAACAAATAAGCATGGCCCACTCCTGCCAGTAGCTGGGCTTTGGCGCTGTTCGGATGATCGCGCATCCATACTCGGCCCGGTGTTGGCTATCGTTTGGGAAAGCCTCGCGCAATGTGCGGGCGAATCGTTTGGTGGTTTCCATCATTGTCCTTTCTCAATTAGTACCTCGGCGGCCAATTTGCAAGCGGCCACCTCTTGGGGATTCATCATTAATTCAAGCTGGCGGATCAATCTCATGCTCTCCGCTAGTTGTTTTTGATTCGTTGTTCTGGTGCTCAGAATGTAAGCCTGGGTCAGTGGGTGGTCGTGGTAAGGCACGGGGCTCTCCTGGGGGCAAGTTGCCCCCGTAGTCAAACATAAAAGGCCAGTATGAGGGTGCAAGCATGCCCCTCTCCCTTATTTGCTCTTGGGCCAACCGGCCTTGGTGAAGTCGGCGACAAGGTTTGCAAGGGCCGGCAAGTTTTTGGTGGCGGCTTCTTCTGCTGGCAGGTACTTAGAAAATTCCGGCAGCATGGTTGCAAGCGCTTTGCTTGTGGTGCAGCCATAGGCCGCGCATGTTAGTTGATCCTCCAAGCGGTCGCGTTCTTTGCGCTGGTTCTCCATTTGCTCGTAAAGTTTTTTCACCGTTTCGGATGTTGCCGGGGTGAGTTTTTGAGAATCGTTGCTTGGGCGTGGGACGCTGACAGAAAATCGGCATTCGTTCACATAAAAATAACTTCTGTTGATGTATTCCGGGTGCTTTTTGTAAGCCTTCGCAACTTCTGGCGGCATTTGGCGTTCAAAGTCTTCCAGAACCAACTTTTCGATTTGCTCGCGGTATTTGATGAGCGGCACATCGGCCATGGCTGCGCGAATGAAGGCTTTGCGGAGGGTTTTGGTCAATCTCATGGTGTTTTCCTTATGGTGGGCAGAATTACCCCATATGCCCCGACTCGCGGGGCATAAAGCGTGACTCTCTCCCTTTTTTACGCTGGTGTTTTTCGTGCTTCGCTGCGCCCTTGTTCGATCAATCGGCGGGCCTCCTGGTGCTCGGTGTAGTGTTCTTTTTCGATCATTTGGCGCAGCGTCTGGGCCTGGATTTGGCCGCGCTCGTATTTGTAGCCGGCCTCAATGAATTGGTGTTCAGTGTGAAGCATGGTTCTCTCCTGTTGGTTGGTATTGGGCGCCGTTCCACTTTTCCAAGCGGTCGGCGGTTACTGGGTCGGCCGTGCTTCGCTGGGCCTGGATCAATGCGTCCTTGTCGTTCTTCGCTCCTAGCATGATCCAGCCATAGCGGCCCCGGTAGCGGTATGAAATCAGGCCGGGCGCGGCCAGTGGTCTGTCGTGGTACATGGTCACCCCTTCGCTGATTTAATGGCGCGCTTTGCGGCTCGTTTGATTCGCAGGCGTTCGCGGCTGGTGCTTGCGCTGCCGTCATAATCAGGCATGCTGAGTAAATCCTCAAGGGCTGCGAGTAACTCGGGCGCGGCGCGGATTAGTTTCGATCCTCTCTCCCCCATGGGGGAGGGGTTGCACACTGTGAAGCCTTCACCGTCAATAATGGCCCTGAAGCCGATCTCATGGCCTGGGCAGTCCATGACGATAGTCCATGGCGTGGCGTATTGGTTCATGCTGCCACCTGCTGGATTGGGATTACCCGGCGGGCGGTGCGGTCGGCCAGTTTGGCGCGTATGCCGTGGGCCCTAAATCCGATAATGTGGCGGCGGTCGGCCTTCTGGCACATTTGGCAGAGTGCGCAAGTCATGTAGTCGACCGTCTGGGCAGGACATACCAAAATCGGGCGGCCCTCGGGCGTGGTGGGGTGGCGTGGCGTGTCCATGGGGACAATTGTCGTCACTGGCAGGCCGGTTGCAGCCAGTTTGTCGGCCTCTCCTGCGTCATCTGCGGATAGATTGACGGTGAAGCCCCATTGTGTGGCCAGTCGGGCCCACTTGATGGCCTCGGGGCTTTTCTTGTGGGTGTACGTGAAGCCCTTTTTCCCGATGTTGGCGCGGACAATTTCCCCCAGTGCGTGGGCGTCCACTGTTTCCCCTTCCCCTGGCAGGTCGCCGGCTACATTCATGCGCCAGATTTGGCCCTCGGGCAGGGCCGCTATGGCCTTGGTTAGTCCGGTCAGGTCTGTCCCTCGTTGCGCTACTTTGTCCCATGTCATGCGGGTGTGGAAGGCCTCGGCGTAGCATGCGGCCGATCTTTGGGGGCAGGATGGGGGGCAGGTGCTGCGCTCGCTGTACGTGGTCGGGATCGGCCCGGTTTTTTCGTTGGTCGATCTTTGAATGAAATGGAATTTCATGCTGCGCTCTCCTGTTTTTCAATGCTTTCGAGATTCCAGTCGGCATCGTCTGTTAGGCCGTAACTTTCGCCGGCTTGCAGTTCTGCCCATGCTTTGTTTTCTGCGTCCTCTGCCGAGTCGGCCTCAATTTGCAGCGTTACATATGAGGTGCGCTTCAGTTCTACGTTGTAAAAATTCATGGTTAGGCCTTGATGTGAATTATTTGGACATGATCTGAATGAAGGCCTGCAAACGGGCGCGGGCCTGCTGCTGGGCTTGTTTGCGTTCTTTGTTGCGCTGGTTTTTCTCTGCCAGTTTGCGGCGGCAGCCGGCGCGCCATGCCTGGGCGTTGCCCTCGGTGACTGGTGCGTGTGTGTCCAGAAAATCAAGGATTCGCGCGGGACAGTCGAAATAGAAGGGCAGCGCGGTTTCGTCCATGTCCTTGTAGAAAAACTCGGTTCGGTCGCTGCCCCTGGGCGTCTTGCGTTGGGTGAGGCACACCATGGCGTAATAAATCACGCGCTCGCGGGCGCTGCCGTCCGGCGTGCTGGTGTCGTAAGTGGTTTGGCGCATGGCGGCATACCATACGCTGCCCACTGTTGCGGATTGGATTACATCAAAGGCGGCGCGCGTCCCTCCCTGGCTGCTCTGGGTAAATTCTTTGCGCAGTGTCTGGTCTATGGTTGCGCGTTTGTCGATGGTGTATGACGTCCAGCCCATGTTATGCCCCTTTCCGTGCGGTAATGGTGAGTCGGATGGATTCCGCGCCGGTGGTGGTGTGGCGGCGGATAAGCTGCGGGCTGGGTTTGAATCGCATGGCGATGGTCTGCCAGTCGGTGGCGGTTTTGCCCGCGCATTGGGCGATGCTGGCGCGGTAGAGCATCCCTTCAATGCTGGGCAGCCCTGCGTCCTCCAGGTCGGCGCGAAGCGTGGCGGCTTCTTTTTTCAAGTCTGCGATGGTGGCGTTGATGATGCCAAGACGGTCGACAATGGCGCCGAGCGTTTGGGTGTGGTCGGGTTTCATGGTTTTGGTTTCCTATGGTTTCGGGGACTATTCCCCCACCTGCCCGCTGTCACCGGGCAAATAGTGGCACAGTCAGAAGCAAGCGGTAAATGTGGCGCAAGTCCCTTTGAGTCCGGTCACTTGGCAGGTGCCGTAGAACGTGCCTTCGTTCGGGTTCCAGAATTTCGCGCCTACTTTCCTGGTGTAGTCCTGGAATTCTTCGATTTCATCCTGGGTCAGTTGTTCGTCTTTCCCGTAGGCGGCGAAGTTGGCGAAGGCTTCCAAGATGGTGTGATCTTCAGTTTCGCGTATCCATTTGCAGTCAAAAACCGAAGGGTAGAAGTTGCCCGCGCTGGTGTAGATCATGCCGGTGCTGCTGGGCTTGTGCGGGGCTTGCCCGCCCAGGATGCGGGCTTGGTCGCCCCTGAAGTCCTCCAGGATTTCCCCTTGGTTTACTGGGGTGCCGTTGTGGGTGAGGATGCAAGGGCGTCCGGCGTGGTCGGTGCTGGTGATCATGGTTAACCTTTCAATATTTGCTTTCAATGGTTTTGAGCATGTCGGCTACTTCCTTGGATATATCTTTAAACGTTTCCAAGTGATCCGGGTCGGTGTAGGCTTGGTCGCTGGGCTTGGCGTAGTCTCCCTGGATTAATACCCGGTCGCCTGCCCATCGTCCGATCATTGGATGGTCGGGAAAATCGCCTCCTCCCCTGGCGTTGCTGTTGGCAAGCAGGGCAAATAGCGCGGTTGCGGTGCTGCCAATGTGCCCGACTTGCTCGAATAGTTTTAGCCCGTTGTCGATGGCGTGTGGGTAAATGCGTTCTTGTTTGTCTAAGTTGTAAACCTCGTGATACTGTCCCATTTTTATGCCCCTTGCGTGGTGGTGGTGCTGGCGATCCATTGCCCGCGGCGGGTGATGGTGGCGGCGCGGTAGGTGTGGGCCCATTCCAGGGCCGCGTTTAGGGTGAGGGTGTGGTGTCGTTTGGCGAAGCCATGCGGTTTGACCTCGTACCCGATACGGCGGGCCAGTGCGTGGCGTAGTTTGTCTGCTGTGGTCATTGTGCGGCTTTCAAGTTGTCGATTGCTTCGGGGGCATACCATTTGCTGCCGAATAGAGCGGCGATTGCGTGGTCACGGCTGCATCCGGTGGCTTGCATCACCTGGGTGATTTTGCGCTCGCGGGATGCCTGAATGGTTGGGTTTACTTGCATGGTGATGTCCTTATGCTTGGCAGAGGTCATAAAGGCGGTCGAGTTGCTGGGTGAGCTTGTCGTACTTTTTCTGGGCCGCGGGCTTGAGGTAGGTCTGGCGTCCTGAGTCGTAGGCCTTGAGTCCTCCGGCGTAGTTGTCCGGGTTGTGCTCAATGCGCATGAGCGCTGCCTCGGTGTCTTTGATCTGCTGGGCTAGTGTTGTCATGGTGGGTTCTCCTGGTTGGTTGCACCGGTTATATGGCGGGCCTTCCTGGCTGCCATGTTGGATATTGTCGCGAGGTTTTGCGCTGGCAGTCCAATGATATTTTTTAATCGTGGGCGGTTTTTTGGTCTGGGTTTTGAAAACTCAGGTACTAAGATAAACGAGTGGTCATAGTCTGTGGCTATGCTGGCGCGGGTCATGGCGAAGCCGAATAGTCTGGGGGCTTGTCCTATCCTGGTGTGTCATCTTCAGAGGGAGGGAGACAACAAAACCTGTTTCGATGGGACAACCAAAACCGATTTGGTTCTACCCTGGCCGATAGTCTGTGGCAATGGATCGCGCCGGGTTAATTGGCGAAGCCTTGCAGTCCCTAATCCGTTCCCCTAGCATTTAAACCCATGAAGTCACCAAAGAACCAAGGGAAACTATCAAGGGCTCAGATAACGGATGCCCTGGATTCTGTGCCCGTTTCGCACATCCTCGGAAAACAAGCAACCCGGCAACTTACCCCAAAACAACGAGCCTTCGCAGTAGAAGTTGCAAAGGGCTCCACCAAGGCCGATGCATTCCGCAAAGCCTATCCGGGCAGCAAATCCAAACACACACTAACCCGGGCGCCTTACATCATGTCGCGCGATGAAAGAATCAAAGCAGAGATCGAAGCCTATCAACTGGCAATTGAGGGGGAGAAACATCGAACCCCAGCNNCAAGCAGCGAAGAATCAAGACGCAAGATCATGGCCGAACTGCGCGCACTCATGACAACCAGCGCGGAGGACGTGAACGTGATCGAGGCAGATGCAGCCAGCCTTCTAGCCGAAATCGGGGCAGGCGACACCCACCCGCCCCCGACCCCCCAAGCACCCGAGCAGGAGTCCCACTCCCGTCAACATACTATTCCACTCGAACGACCCCCTATTCCGCTCGAAAGGCCCCCATTTCAAGGCGACACCCCCCCTTGTGATTTTGGGGAAGAGGGGGTGGGGGGTATAAAAAATGAAAATTGATGGGGGAACCAAAAGTGATTTGGTTGGGGGGAACCAAAAGCGTGGAAGTTCTCCCCCTAAGAAAGTATTAATAAATCGGGAAATGGTACACAAAAAGAGTGACTATACGTATGAAAAGTGTGTGGAGGTTGTTGTGAGTCCTGCGCAGAAGGAAGTATTTTTTGTGATTGATGAGTGGTGGAAGAAGTATGGGTTTAGCCCGACGATAAGGGATATTGCGTATGTGAGGGGGAAGATGGGGTTGGGGAATACGAAGAAGATTGTGGATCGGTTGGTGAAGTTAGGTGTTATAAAGAAGCTTGATAAAGCAGGTAGGACGATCCGGCCTGTGTATATTAATTTTAGGAATCTTGAGTGAAAAAAATAAAAAAGTGGCTCCGCAATGAAACTTGAAGAATTGATTGGTAGTTTGCCGCCGAGTGAGCAAGAGAGGATATTGCAGGAGGTGGCGGACTATAAGAGTGCTGTGGACCGGGAGAGGTGCCAGGGTAGTTTTTTGTCGTTTGTGAAGAAGATGTGGCCGGGGTTTATACATGGGCGGCATCATGCGGTGGTGGCTAAGGCGTTTGAGGATGTGGCTGCTGGGAAGATAAAGAGGCTGGCGATTTCTATGCCGCCGCGGCACACGAAGTCGGAATTTGGAAGTTTTTTGTTTCCGGCTTGGTTTTTGGGGAAGTTCCCGGATAAAAAGGTGATGCAGTCATCGAACACGTCGGAACTGGCTGTGGGGTTTGGACGTAAGGTGAGGAACTTGGTGGACAGTGAGCAGTACCACGAAGTGTTTCCTAATGTTGCGTTGCGGCAGGACTCGAAGTCAGCTGGCCGCTGGGCTGTGAATAAAAGCGGCGAGTATTTTGCTATTGGCGTGGGCGGAACTATGACCGGTCGAGGTGCCGACCTGGTGATTATTGATGACCCACACTCTGAACAAGAAGCAGCCCTGGCCGCAGGTAACCCCGCGGTTTATGACTCAACTTATGAATGGTACACGTCAGGTCCACGTCAGCGACTGCAACCTAACGGGGCGATCATCATCATTGCTACCAGGTGGTCGGAAAGGGATTTGATTGGCCGCGTGCTTCAGGATTCGATTGAAAGGGGCAAGCCTGATGAGTGGCGGGTGATTGAGTTTCCTGCGATCTTGCCAAGTGGGAATTCATTGTGGCCTGAGTTTTGGCCGTTGAATTTGCTGGAGGATTTGCGGGAAGAACTTCCGCCGACAAAGTGGAATGCCCAGTACCAGCAAAAACCCACTGGTGAAGAGGGTGCTCTTATTAAGAGGGAGTGGTGGCAAATTTGGAAGACTGACCGGCCGCCGCGCTGCGAGTTCATCATCCAGAGCTGGGACACGGCTTTTACAAAATCGGAGCGGGCTGACTTTTCGGCTTGCACTACCTGGGGCGTGTTTTATTTGGATGAGGATCCAAACAATGCCAATTTGATTTTGCTGGATGCGTTTCAAAAACGGATGGAGTTTCCGGAACTGAAGGAGAAAGCCAGGTCGCACTATTTGGAGTGGGAGCCTGATGATTGCATCATTGAAGCGAAAGCTGCTGGTGCGCCTTTGATCCAGGAGTTGAACCAACAGGCTGGAATTTTTATCCGGCCGTACACACCAAGCCGCGGGACAAGACAGCAGTCAAACGACAAGATTGCTCGAACAAATGCGATTGCAGCAATTTTTCAAGCTGGTAAAGTTTGGGCACCGGATACGCGGTGGGCCTGGGAGTTGATCGACCAGATGGCTGCGTTTCCTAATGCGGCTCACGATGACTTGCATGATACGGCCGTGATGGCTGTAACCAGGTTTCGACAAGGCGGGTTCTTAAGATTAGAATCCGATGAACAAGATGAGCCGAAGTCTTTTAAGCGCAGGGCCGCTTACTATTAAGGGCTCTTTAACCAAGGATGGCTTAAATGGATATTCAAAAAAGTTTGTATGAAGCCCCTCAAGGCTTGATGGCCTTGGATGCTGAGCCCGCGCTTGAGATTGAAATTGAAAATCCCGAAGGCTTAAAGATTGGGATGGATGGCGTTGAGATTGATTTGATGCCTGAAGACGACACGGGCGATGTGCCGTTTGATGCAAACCTTGCTGAGTACATGGATGCCAGTGAGCTTGCAAAAATTGGCGCCGACTTGATTGAAGAAGTTGAAGCTGACATCAACAGTCGCAAAGACTGGGTGGAGATGTATGTCAAGGGCCTCGAAGTTTTGGGGATGAAGTATGAAGAGCGCACGGAACCGTGGAACGGGGCATGTGGTGTCTTTTCGACTTTACTCACAGAGGCCGCTGTTCGGTTCCAGAGCGAGACAATTATCGAAACGTTTCCGGCAGCGGGCCCGGTCAAAACTGAGATTATTGGCGCTATTGACAAGCTTAAAGAAGAGGCAGCCGAGCGCGTTCGTGATGATATGAACTACCAGCTCACTGAGGAAATGGTCGAGTACCGTCCTGAGCATGAGCGCATGTTGTTTAACCTGGGCCTGGCTGGCGCAGCATTTAAGAAGGTTTACTTTGACCCCACGCTGGGACGTCAAGTGGCCATGTTCATTCCGGCCGAAGACCTGATTATTCCGTATGGCGCCAGCAGCGCGCGAACAGCCGAACGTGTGACTCACGTCATGCGAAAAAGCAAAAACGAAATCAAGAAACTGCAAGTAGCTGGTTTCTATATTGACGAAGACCTGGGCGAACCTTCTCTTATTCACAATGACGTTGAAAAGAAAAAAGCAGAAGGCCAAGGCTACTCACTCACGGATGATGAACGCTACCAGATTTATGAAATCCAAGTGGATTATGAAGTCCCGGGGTTTGAAGATCCTGACGGTATTGCTCGACCTTACATCATCACTGTTGATAGCGGCACCACAAAGGTTCTGTCAATCTATCGAAATTACAAAAAAGACGACCCGAAAAAATTAAAACGACAACACTTCGTTCAATATGATTACGTACCTGGTTTCGGTGCTTACGGCATTGGCTACATTCATCTTATTGGTGGTTATGCCCGGGCCGGAACTTCCATTATCCGCCAGCTTGTTGATGCTGGTACGCTGAGCAATTTGCCTGGTGGCTTGAAGTCACGCGGGCTAAGAATCAAGGGTGACGACACGCCAATCCAGCCGGGCGAATTCCGTGATGTTGATGTGCCAAGCGGCAGCGTCAAAGACAACATCATGACGTTGCCCTACAAAGAGCCAAGCCAGGTTCTTGCGGCGTTGCTGGAAAAGATTACTGACGAAGCCCGTAGGCTTGGTGCTACTGCTGATATGAAGGTCAGCGACATGAGTGCCAACGCTCCGGTGGGTACAACGCTGGCCATCCTTGAGCGTCAATTGAAGACCATGAGTGCCGTGCAGGCGCGAGTGCATTACTCAATGCGCCAGGAATTCAAACTGCTCAAAGAAATTATTCGCGACAACACTCCAAGCGAATATGAATATGAGCCGGTAGCAGGCGACAGATCAGCCAAACAAGAAGACTATGACATGGTGGATGTGATCCCCGTGTCCGATCCCAATAGCGCAACAATGGCGCAACGGATCATGCAGTATCAAGCTGCTATTCAATTGGCCCAGGGCGCCCCGCAAATTTATGATTTGCCTCAATTGCACCGCCAAATGTTGGAAGTGCTTGGTATTAAAAATGCGGAAAAGCTGGTGCCAGTTGAGGATGACATGAAGCCTCGCGACCCAATCAGCGAGAACATGGCCTTCTTGAATGGCGAGCCAACCAAGGCCTTCATTTACCAGGATCACGATGCGCACATTGCTGTGCACACCAGCATCATGCAAGATCCCGTTCTCATGGCGCAGATTGGCCAGAACCCGCAAGCACAAAAGATGATGGCGGAGATTCAGGCCCACATTGCAGAGCACTTGGCGTTTGCTTATCGCAGAAAAATCGAAGAGCAATTGGGTGTTCCACTGCCAGCACCGGATCAAGATTTGCCGGAAGAAGTGGAAGTCCAACTGTCACGCCTGGTGGCAGAGGCATCCAAACAAGTTTTGGCTCAAAGCAAAGGCCAGGCGGCCCAGCAACAGGCCCAACAAATGGCTCAAGATCCGCTTGTTCAAATGCAGCAAGCCGAATTGCAAATCAAGGCACAAGATGCCCAGACCAAAGCCAAAAAAGTCGATGGCGAACTGGCACTCAAGGCACAAGAACTGGCGCTCAAAGCCCAGGAATTGCATGCCAAAGAAGGTTTGGACAACCCGCAATTGATTGCTCAACGTCATGCCATAGAGATGGCGGCCCTTCAAGCTCAGCAGCAACGCGAAATGGAAGCTCATCAAGCAGAGCAAGCCATGAAAGCGCAACAAGCACAGCAACAAATGGCCATGCAAGCACAACAACACCGGCAAGCAATGGCTCATGGTGGCCAGGTGCACATGCAAAAACTCACCCATGCCGAGCGCATGGCTCAGCAAAAAGCCCGCCACGCCGAAATGGCTGCGGAAAAGGCGGCCAAATAAACAAAACCGACTGCGAAAACGTCGGATAGCAAAGAGGAATAATGGAAATCAAAATCCTAGATCACCTGAACTCCAAATTGGAGGAGCGACGGTTAGAACTCATCGAGTTTTTGGGGCGTGGAAGTGCATCTTCCTTCGACGCTTACAAAGAAGTGTGCGGTCAAATCCGAGGCCTGCAAGCCGCACAACTTGAAATTGCTGACCTCGTGCGAAAATTTAAGGACAACGACGATGAGTAATGAGATTTTGATTGGGCAATCGCTCGACCCGACTGGGCCGGTGTCGGTTTTGCCTGGAACGGCGGAAGAAAAGGCGCGGCAAGTGCCCGATCCCGCAACTTATCATCTTTTGTGCGTGCTTCCAGACATTGATGATGAGTATGAAAGCGGTTTGGCCAAGGCCAGCCAGACAATGCACTTTGAAGAGGTGCTTTCCCCTGTGCTTTTTGTCGTGAAAATGGGCCCCGACGCATACAAGGATGAAAAACGCTTCCCAAGCGGTCCTTCTTGCAAGGTTGGCGATTTTGTTTTGGTCCGTCCCAACAGCGGAACCAGAATCAAAATTCACGGCAAGGAATTCCGGTTGATTAACGATGACTCCGTCGAGGCAGTTGTCCAAGATCCGCGTGGAATTACGCGAGCATAAGGAGCAAATATGGCAGAAATTGAAAAAGTCGAATTTGAGTTTCCAGATGAGATTGAAGAAAAGCAATCTCGCGCTGGAAGCAAGGTTGTGACGCCGGCCAATGAAGATAATTCAGCCGCGAAAGAAGCTGACATTGAAATTGTCGATGACACACCTCCTGCTGACCGTGGCCGAAAACCCATGGAAGAGCCGCCCAAAGAAATGTCTGATGATGAGCTGGCCAAATACGACGAAAGCGTAAAAAACCGGATCAAACATTTTACAAAGGGTTATCACGAAGAGCGCCGCGCAAAAGAAGCTGCGGAACGTGAACGTGAAGAGGCGCTTCGCCTGGCGCAAAGCCTGGTTGAAGAGAATAAAAAACTCAAAGGCTCATTAAGCCAGGGTCAAAAAGCATTATTGGAACAAGCCAAAAAGGTTGTGGCCAATGAGCTTGATTCGGCCAAGCGGGCATATAAAGAGGCGTATGAATCTGGTGATTCTGAAGCCCTGGTTACTGCGCAAGAGGCATTAACCGCGGCCAAAATCAAAGCAGATCGAGTCCAAAACTTTAAACCGGCGCCGGTTGAAGAAGAAAATGAACGGCCTGTAATTCGTCAGCCTGTTGCTCAAAGGCCACAGCTAGACGAAAAGACATTAGAATGGCAAAATAAAAATACTTGGTTCGGCCAAGACGACGAAATGACCAGCTTTGCGCTTGGATTCCATAACAAGCTGGCCAAACAAGGAATCACGCCGTCTTCCGATGAGTATTACGAACGCATTGATAAAAGAATGCGTGAGGTTTTTCCGGATTCGTTCGAGTCTGTGAAAAATGACAAAGCTGACGATGCGGTCCCTCGTCAGAAAACATCGAACGTTGTTGCACCGGCAACGCGGGGTACTGCGCCTAAGAAAGTCGTACTTACCAAATCGCAGGTGGAAATCGCCAAGCGGCTGGGTGTTCCGTTGGAACTCTATGCTCGTAAGGTTGCGGAAGAAATGAGGAAATGAAATGACTGAACAGATTCGTGAAAAACGCAGTGCAAATTCGCGCGAAGCAGACGCTCGTCCTACGAAGTGGATGCCTCCCCAACTTCTGCCTGATCCGCACCCGGAAGAAGGCTATGCGTTCCGTTGGATTCGAATTAGCATGTTGAACGACGCTGATCCGCGTAACATTTCAGCAAAACTCCGCGAGGGTTGGGAACCCGTTAAGGCGTCAGATCATCCTGAAGTCAAATTGTTTGGAAGTGCCAATGGCCGCTTCCCCGATTCGATTGAAGTTGGTGGCCTGTTGCTTTGCAAAACCCCAGTTGAGTTTGTGGAACAACGTGATGAGTATTACGCCAAACAGGCTGATGCTCAGATGAATTCCGTAGACGGCAACTACATGCGCGAAAGTGATCCTCGCATGCCTATGTTCAAAGAACGTAGCAGCAAGGTAACTTTTGGTAAAGGTGCTTAATTTTTTTTGGAGCTCAACATGGCTTATCCCACTGTCTCAGCCCCGTACGGCCTCAAGCCCATCAACCGCATTGATGGTCTGCCCTACGCCGGCGCTTTCCGACAGATTCCCGTGGCAGCCGGCTTTGCAACCGCCATTTTCAATGGCGACACTGTGAAGATCGACTCGACCGGTTATCTGGTTAAATCCACCACCACCGATTCCGGCACCATCGTCGGCGTTTGCGTGGGCGGTCAATATGTGAACTCTAGCGGTCAAACCGTTCAGGGCCAATATATTCCCGCATCTGTTTCCACCTCGACCAATCTGGCTTATGCCTACGTTGTGGATGATCCAATGGCCCTGTTCAAGGTTGCCGTTGTGTCGTCTGGCACGACCATGAGCTCGGCCGGTCGCACCGTGGTTGGTTCCAACCTGGCTCTGGTGCTGAACGCTGGCTCTACGACCACCGGTGACTCTGCTTTTGCAGTGACGCTGACTGGCGCTGGCACGACTGCCACCATTCCTGTTCGTGTGATCGACGTTGTGCCCGAAACGGCCACCGCTGCTGACACTTACACCGAGCTGTTGGTGAAAATCAACACGCACCAGTACAACGACACCACTGGTGTTTAAGGAGTAAAAAATGGCAATTTCACGCGCACAACTGCTGAAAGAACTGCTCCCTGGCTTGAACGCTTTGTTCGGTCTTGAGTACGCCAAGTATGGCCAAGAGCACAAGGAAATCTACGAAACCGAAACCTCGGAGCGTAGCTTTGAAGAGGAAACCAAGCTGTCTGGCTTCTCCGCCGCTCCGGTGAAGAACGAAGGCTCTGCGATTGCTTATGACAACGCGCAGGAAGCTTGGACGGCTCGTTACAACCACGAAACCATCGCGATGGGCTTCTCCATCACCGAAGAGGCCGTGGAAGATAACCTGTACGACAGCCTCTCCAGCCGCTACACCAAGGCCCTGGCCCGTGCAATGGCTTACACCAAAGAAGTCAAAGGCGCTTACGTTCTGAACAATGCGTTCAACACCGCTGTGACCTACGGCGACGGCGTTACCCTGTGTAACACCGCTCACCCGTTGATTTCTGGTGGCACCAACAGCAACCGTCCTTCGACGGCCGCCGACCTGAACGAAACGTCGTTGGAAAACGCCGTGATTCAGATCGCTGGTTGGACCGATGAACGCGGCCTGCTGATTGCCGCCAAGCCCAAGAAGCTGGTTGTTCCGCCGGCACTGATGTTCGTTGCTACCCGTCTGCTCGAAACCGAGCTGCGCGTTGGCACCAACGACAACGACATCAACGCCATCAAGAACAATGGTTCTGTCCCCGGTGGTTACACCGTGAACCACTTCTTGACCGACACGAACGCTTGGTTCCTGTTGACTGACGTGCCCAACGGTCTGAAGCACTTCGTCCGCACCCCGCTGTCTAACAGCATGGACGGCGACTTCGACACCGGCAACGTTCGCTACAAGGCCCGTGAGCGTTACAGCTTCGGCGTCAGCGATCCGCTGGGCATCTACGGCTCGCCTGGCGCGTCCTGATGACCAAAAGAAAAGGGGCTTCGGTCCCTTTTCTTTTTTCTAAATTCGTGTATATTCAAGGCTCAAACCGGGGTTCCCGGCACATCAAACTGACCCGGCAGATGCGGAAGCGGGTCGGGTAGGG